AAAACTATTTATTACTAGTCCCTTAATAGAGAGTATTATGGAAACACAAGAACCAATTTTTTATGATGGGTCACCAAGTAATCCAGTCGGCGTAACTCCTTTTGGATTTTTTGATACTGATTCCGAATTCCAATCCGATGCACCGAAAGCAGCCGAATGGGTCGCACGTCGGTTAGGATATCCTGTCGTAGAAGTTGAACTAGTAGATAAACAAATTTATGCGTGTTTTGAAGAAGCAATAACAGTATATAGTAACCAAGTTAATCAGTTCAATGCACGAGAGCACATGATGTCACTACAAGGTGCATCAACGTCAATATCAGCAACACAAAAAAATATTGTAGGGTCTGCAATACCCCAACTAATCAAAATTGCAAGTGATTATGGTACTGAAGCACAGTCCGGTGGAAACGTTACTGTTAAAAAAGGTTACATATCTGCTTCCATAGGAACACAAAGTTACGATTTAAAAACATTGTGGGCTGACGTTAGTGAAAGTGGAAAAGCAATTGAAATTCGTCGTATCTATCACTATATGCCACCTGCTATTGCTCGTTACTATGACCCATTTGCAACAACTGGTCTTGGATTAACCAATTTGATGAGTGAGTTTGGATTTGACGGATACTCACCACCAGTTACCTTCGTGATGATGCCGGCATACGAAGACCTCCTTCGTATTCAAGCAATTGAAGTCAATGACATGATTCGTAAGAGTCAATATGGATTTGAAGTATCTAATAATGTTGTTAGATTCACTCCAATATTTAAAGAAAGTAAAGTTATTTGGTTTGATTATATGGTAGTCGATGACAAAAAAAATGGGTTATACCAATCGGGTAGTAATATTATCAGCGACTTTTCAAATGTCCCATATGACTATATCACATATTCAAAAATAAATGATATGTCAAAAACATGGATATTCAAATATACATTGGCACTTGCTAAGGAATTATTAGGAATCATCCGTTCTAAATTTGATAATATTCCGTACCCAGATGGACAAATTCGTTTAGACGGAAATACTTTACGAAAAGAAGGTACAGATGAAAAAATGATGTTAATCAAGGAACTTAGAGATACTCTTGAGCAAACCGGTCATCGTGCACAAATGCAAAAACAGATGGAAAATTCTGAAAATATGCAGAAGATGTTAGCAAATATTCCTACACTTATTTACGTGGGTTAACTAAATGCCAAGATTTGTAACTCAGAGAGATTACGAGTTTATACAACACATCACCCGTGAAATGATTGACGAAACGATGGACGTTGGAGTGGTGTTATACAAAATAGTGTTAGATTCTGTAAAAATTAATTTATATGGAGAGAGTGTCTCAAAACCACGATATACTCCTGTAAAGGTGAATGCGGTGGTTAACTATAATAAGAACATAGTCACATCCGGTGATGGTTTTGGACTAGAACAACAACAAAGAGTAGATTTTAGATTTGCACGTAGAATGCTACAAGAAGTAAATGTCTATCCCGAAATTGGTGACATTATAGGATACAATAATCATTATTACGAAATAAATAATATGACGGAAACACAATTAATTGCGGGTAAACCAGGATTCAATACAGCAATTATTTGTGCATCACATTTAACTCGTCGTACCAGTATTGATATTGAAGAGGCGCAAGTATGACATTTAATCCAGAATATAAAGAACCTGTAAAGGTTGTAAATGATAATCAACAAGTTCCTAGACTTCAAAATAGAGCAGATGATACGCAGCAAGAAGATTCTCCTACTATAAAAGTAACATTATACACGGTAGACAATACCATATTAAGGTATATGTCAGACAGAATAAAACCGATTATTACACAAAATGGAACACAAGTAAAAGTTCCTGTAATTTACGGTAATCCAGAACGTTGGAAAAGTGCTCAAACTGATGGAATTATAAGAGATTCTATAGGGAAGATACAATTACCTGTTATTATGTTACGTAGAACAGCGATGAAAAAAGCTGGTATAAATTCAGCAGTTAATAAATACTATGACAGAAGTTTCATTACTGGTTGGAATAGAAGAACTCCATACGACAGATTTAGTGTAGTAAATAATATAACACCCTCGCGTGAATATTATAACACTACCGCCGTTCCCGATTATTACAATCTAACTTACAGATGTATGGTATGGACAGAATACATGGAACAAATGAATTCTGTGATTGAAAATATATCATTTGAAAGTGATGAGTTCTGGGGGGAACGTAATCAATATAAGTTTAGAACAATGATTGATTCTTTTGAACCGATTACAGAATTGCCGGTATCAGGAGATAGAGTAGTCAGAACACAATTTGACATGAATGTATTTGCATATCTCTTACCGGAATCACAACTAGACCAAGGTGGGAACAGAGGACGTATAACCAAGAAACGATATGGTGTTAAGAAAATTGTAACATTCAATGAGATAGATAACGGTGACGGAACATCTACCATAGACGATGGATATCTAAAAGTTGGTACGTTATACGTTACCGCAGACAAAACAACTGTTTTTGAAGGTGAGTCGGTCACTTTTACTATACGGGGTACAGGATATATTAACGATGGAACGCCTATAGAGTGGAATAATATAGGGACATCAACTTCTGCCGATTTTGTGGGAGGTGTAGACTCGGGCTCAGTAATTTTAAGTAGTTCTACATTGGGTCCGGCAACCGCTACCGTTACCTTAACTGTAGTATCAGATGGAATAACCGATTCGTCAGAAACAATACAACTATACGTAATTAAACAAGCTGATGTTAGCTTGGGACTTGGTCGAGCATTTTCTCCGATTGTCACCATCCAAGACCCACAGACACCACAAGGAGAATTATATGCATGGGGTGGATGGGATGGATATCTCAGATATCCAGATGCATACGATAATTTAGGCATCGGAGCATTCACAGTTAATACAACATCACCCGCACAGGTAGGTTCAAATGCAACGTGGACGGATGTACAGCCACAGATTAATTCTACAGTAGCATTACGCTCGGATGGTACGTTGTGGGTATGGGGTGATAATATACTACCAGATTTCACCCCGTCACCGATAGTGGGATTAATAGGATTGGGTCCATCAGTAAGTGGTTCAAACACACCGACTCAAATAGGTACTGGATATACGTGGTCTAAAATAGCTGTTGGTGAAAGATTCTTTGTTGCCCTTCGTTCGGATGGCACTATGTGGACTACGGGAAGAAATGAGTATGGTCAGTTAGGATTGGGAGATACTACTGATAGAAATGTATTGACACAAATCGGTAGTGACTCCAACTGGTCAAAAATATTTGCAGGTGATAGTGTTTTCATGGCAATTAAATCCAATGGAACGTTATGGGCCACAGGACTAAACATAGAAGGTCAGTTGGCGGTGGGAGATAATACGGATAGAAGTGTATTAACACAGGTAGGGTCTGACACTAACTGGGATATGGTAAGTTCTGCTGGTGGCTATACTATGGCTATTAAAACTAATGGTACTTTGTGGGCAGCAGGAGGAGGTGGATTAAAACCAAATATGGGATTGGGGGCACCAACAATAGGTAGTGATGTTACCTCATTTACACAAGTTGGGTCTGATACCAATTGGTCACTTGTTCAAGTTGGTTCCTCTCACACACTTGCATTGAAAACCGATGGTACTTTGTGGGCAACCGGATATAACCTAGAAGGTCAATTAGGATTGGGAGATACGACTGATAGAGATGTCTTTACCCAAGTAGGGTCAGATACATGGACATATGCCGGCGCCGCTAATTATGCGTCATTTGGTATAAAAACAAATGGTACACTATGGTCATGGGGATACAATAATGACCCGACGGGGACATTTGGTGGTCGTCTTGGATTGGGGGATTATACAGATAGAAATGTACCTACGCAAATAGGAAGTAATACAGATTGGATAAAGGTGTATGCAGGTAATTCCTATACACAATATTCTGTTTTCGGTATACGTGACGTATAATAATTGATGTTTACATAAAAAAACAGATATTTATAATACGAGTTGTATTACACACAAAATGAGGTTATTTTATGACAGATATTACCAAAGAAGAATTGGAAGAGATTAAAAATCTACGGATTAAGTTGACCAATACGGTAACAGAGTCGGGTCAAGTTAATCTACAAATTGAGTTACTTCAAGAAGATATCGTAGAACTAAAGAAAAAGGGTGAGCAACATTTAAAGACTTTTAAATCTCTTTTAGAAGAAGAACAACAATTAGTTAATAGGTTATCTAAAAAGTATGGAACTGGTTCAATTAATTTTGAAACAGGTGAGTTTACATCAGAAAGATAACAAATTTAGTTTGGAGAATACCGTATGGCAGAAAGAATCGTGTCACCTGGCGTTTTTACGCAAGAACGTGACCAATCATTCCTCGCACAAGGTGTGGCTGAAATTGGTGCCGCATTTGTGGGTCCAACACCAGATGGACCAGCATTCGTTCCTGTAGTTGTACAAGGTCAACAACAATTTGAAACAACGTTCGGTGTTCCCGATGCAAATTCTTACGTAGGATATACTGTACAAAACTACTTGCAGGAAGCAGGTAGTGCTACGGTTGTTCGTGTTCTAGGTTTGAGTGGCTATAATAGCAAAGGCGTATACTTATACACCAGTGGTTCTGCTGGACTAAAATTGTTAGCACTACTTCACCCAACCACTTCTGGTAGTTTGGGTAGTGGAATTGCAAGTGTAAGTGTGGGCGGTAACACAGGTAGTTTCAGTATCTTAATCAGTAGTTCAAATGCAAGTGGACCACATATTTCACAAAGTGGAATAAATTTTGTTGATAATTCTGGTAATCCTAATTATGTAGGAACGGTGTTTGGCACAGCAGTAAATAACCCAAATTCACCGATATACACTTATGCAGTATTCCCAAATGCACTTGAACAAGCAGGAAGCTACACATCACCAACTAATCAATTGTACGCAGTAACGGCAAGTATAAACTTTACTGGGGTTGAATACAGTAACGGTAGTACTCCGTGGATTCAATCACAACCAATCGCAGGTGAAACTAAAAATCTGTTTAAGATTCATACGATTAATGATGGTGAAAAGGCAAACACAAGATATAAAATTCTCATCACGAATGTTCAAAAAAATATAGATGGATTAAGTGAATATGGTACGTTCGGATTACAAGTATGTGAATATGACGACAAAACAAACAATGCAACAGTTGTAACAGGTGGAGATTTTACTGTACCACCATTAACACTAGACCCATCAAGTCCAAACTATATTGCAAGAAGAATTGGTAATAGTGAACCAACATATAATAGTGAAACAGGTGAAACTTATTACGAAGGTGACTTCCCTAATGTATCACGTTTAATTAGAGTAGAAATGGCGCCAGATGTTGCTCCAACTACCGCTGTGCCGTTTGGATTTGCTGCACTGTTCTCTTCTGTTTCTAGTTCGCAATCACAGTTGACTTCGGCATCATACAATATTAGTAGATACACCGACCCAAGTACGGGAGCTCGTGGGTATACCACTACGGCAACTGGTCCAGATGCAACATATTATGGGTTTG